GTGACAGAAAAAGAAATAGGTGGTATACCTAATTCAAGTGAAGATATAAAACAAGCTCACGCTGCTGCTATTGAATCTTATATAGAAAATTCTATAGGTTTTAATGGTGATAGTTACGGAGATTTATATTTTCAAAGAACATTAGAAGATTGGGCTGCTTTTGATATAAATAACAGAACAAGTCATGATGCGTCTATTAGTTCAGGTCTTGCTATAATGGCTTGTAATAAAAATAGATACGCACCAGTTAGTAGAAGAAAAAGACAACCAATTGATTTAGGTATAAAAAAATATGATAATAAAGGAACGTTATCAAAAATAATTAAATAAATGAATACATACGCAAATCCAAATAGCGCTTTTCCAAGCCAGACTGTGCCAGATGCTGAGAAAGCTTCTTCAGATTATGGAAGAAGAGTAGCTCAAGCTATAGAAAGTGAATGGTGGAGACAAGGCGGTAACGGTACAAGATTTGCTACGTCTTATAATAGGTTTCATACATTAAGATTATATGCTAGAGGTGAACAACCTGTACAAAAATATAAAGATGAACTAGCTATTAATGGTGATATGTCTTATATGAATTTAGACTGGAAACCAGTTCCTGTTATTTCTAAGTTTGTAGATATAGTTACAAACGGCATGAATAATAAAAACTATGAAATAAAAGCTTTTGCTCAAGATCCTATTTCATTAAAGAAAAGAACTGACTATGCTACAGCTATATTAGAAGATATGTTAGCAAAACCTTATTTACAAGGTTTACAACAAAGCTTAGGTGTTAATGAGTTTCAAACTGATGAAACTAAACTACCTGAATCTCCAGAAGAATTAGATTTACATATGCAGCTTTCATATAAAGAAGCTGTTGAAATAGCGGAAGAAGAAGTTATTGATAACACTTTAGCTAAAAACAGATTTGATAATGTAAAGAAAAGATTTAACTATGATTTAGTTACACTTGGTATAGGTTGTGCTAAAACTAGTTGGAACAGAGCAAATGGAGTTACAATTGATTATGTAGATCCAGCTAATTTAATATATTCTTACACAGAAGATCCACATTTTGAAGATATATATTATGTAGGAGAAGTTAAACCATTAACTATACCTGAAATAGCTAAACAATTTCCTTATCTAACTGATGATCAATTAACAAAAATACAACAAACAAAAGCTTATACTAGTCAAAATCTTTATGGTTGGCAAACTTATGATCAAAATACTGTACAAGTTTTATTTTTTGAATATAAAACCTACAACACACAAGTGTTTAAAATAAAACAAACAGATACTGGTTTAGAAAAAGCATTAGAAAAGCCTGATACTTTTAATCCACCTGCAAATGATAATTTTGAAAGAGTAGAAAGAAAAATAGAAGTTTTATATAAAGGAGTAAAAGTTATAGGTAATAACGAACTTATTGAGTGGAAGCTTGCTGAAAACATGACTAGACCAATGGCTGATACAACTAGAGTAGAAATGAGTTATACTATTTGTGCTCCTAGATTGTACAAAGGTCGTATAGATTCTATTGTTAGTAGAATTACTGGTTTTGCAGATATGATTCAATTAACACATTTAAAACTACAACAAGTTATTTCTCGTACAGTGCCTGATGGTGTATTTTTAGATATGGATGGTCTTGCCGAAGTTGATCTTGGTAATGGTACAAACTATAATCCAGCTGAAGCATTAAACATGTATTTTCAAACTGGTAGTATTGTAGGTAGATCTTTAACTCAAGAAGGTGATATGAATCCAGGTAAAGTACCTATTCAAGAATTACAAACTTCTAGTGGTCAAGGAAAAATACAAAGTTTAATAGCTACTTATCAGTATTATTTACAAATGATAAGAGATGTGACCGGTTTAAATGAAGCACGAGATGGTAGTATGCCAGAAAAAGATACATTGGTTGGATTACAAAAAATGGCTGTAAATGCTTCTAATACAGCTACAAGACATGTAATGCAAGCTAGTTTATGGTTGACAATTAGAACTTGTGAAAATGTTTCGTTAAAAATAGCTGATTCATTAAAAAATCCATTAACTTTAAACTCGTTAAAAAGTTCTATATCTACTTACAATGTAGCTACTTTATCAGAAATACAAAACTTACCTCTTCATGATTTTGGTATTTATTTAGAATTAGAACCAGAAGAAGAAGAAAAAGCAATGTTAGAGCAGAATATACAAATGGCTTTACAACAAGGAGGTATAGATTTAGAAGATGCTATTGACGTTAGAAGAATAAAAAATCTTAAACTAGCAAATGATGTTTTAAAACAGAAACGTAAAGAAAAACAAAAAAGAGCAGAGCAACAGCAAATGCAAATGATGCAAGCTCAAGAACAAGCTAAAGCACAAGCGGCTCAAGCTACAGCTCAAGCAGAAATGCAAAAACAACAAGCGTTAACAGCTGCTAATGTTCAATATGAACAAGCTAAAGCGCAGATGGAAATAAAGAAATTGGAAACTCAGTCTCAAATAAAAAGACAAGAAATGGAAATACAACATATGTATGACATGGAGTTAAAAAGAATGGAGGTAGAGGCTATGAAGCAAAAAGAAGATATGATCGAGGATCGTAAAGATAAAAGAATAAAAATGGAAGGCACTCAACAAAGTAAAATGATTGAGCAAAGAAAAATGAATTTAATGCCTACAGATTTTGAAAAATCAAGTCCGGAAAATTTACCTCCGGCAGTATAACTAATTTTATAATATTTTATTATGTCAGAAACAAAAGAAACAACAAAGCCTGAGGTGACTCAAGAAGTCAAATCAGAAGGTGGCGATATGAAAATGAAATCAAAACCTAAAATGAAAAAATTCAATGCTACTAAAGAGGAGCCTGTAAAAGTAGATCTCACAAAAGATCCTAATGTAAAAGCAGAAGAACCTGTAAAAGTAGATTTAACTAAAAAAACAGAAGACGATGCCATTCAAATCGGAGAAACAAAGGAGGTTCCTGTGGAAGAACCATCCGGAAATAGCAATGAGATGGGAGAATCTGTACAAAAGTCCAGTGAGACTACTGAAGGGATTTCTCCGCTCCAAGAAGTAACAGAAGAAGAAGTTAAAAAAGAAGAAACAGTAGAGCAACCACAATTACAGCCTATTAAAAAAGTTGTATTACCAGATAATGTAGAAAAACTAGTAAAGTTTATGGAAGAAACTGGTGGTGATATTCAAGACTATGTTAGATTAAACGCAGATTATTCTAATGTAAATGAAGATGCTTTACTAAAAGAATACTATAAAAATACTAAACCACATCTTACCGATGATGAAGTTTCTTTTCTCATGGAAGATCAATTTACGTATGATACAGATACTGATGAAGAGCGAGACATCAGAAAAATAAAACTCGCTAAAAAAGAAGCAGTTGCAGAAGCACGTAACCATTTAGAAAGCTTAAAGCAAAAATATTACGACGAAATCAAGTTGAGGCCCGGCGTAACGCAAGAGCAGCAAAAGGCTATGGACTTCTTTAACCGCTACAATAATGAACAAGAAATAGCTGAGCAAAAGCATAAAAAATTCATTGACAACACTAAACAATTATTTTCTAATGATTTCAAAGGTTTTGATTTCCAAGTTGGAGATAAAAAATTTAGATATGGTGTTAAAGATCCCAATGCTATTGCTGAGAATCAATCTAATCTAAACAACTTCGTCGAGAAGTTCTTAGACAATGAAGGTAATGTTAAAGATACGAAAGGTTATCATAAAGCTATGTATGCTGCACAAAATATAGATAGAATTGTAAATCATTTCTATGAGCAAGGGAAATCTGATGGAATTAAAAATGTGGTTGAAGGATCTAAAAATCCATCAACTGAAGCTCGTCAAACGTCGGGTGATATTTTCATAGGAGGTCTTAAGGTCAAAGCTATAGACGGTGTAGATAGTTCGAAACTTAGAATTAAACGAAGTAAATTTAACAATTAAAAACAATTATTATGGGTGTATTAAGTCCTCAATTTGGAAGTTTACTACCTTCGTTAACCACTCAAGCTTTAACTACTAATTATTTAAACTTTAACAGTGGTGGAGGAAACGACTTCGCACAACAATATCTACCAGAAATTTATGAAGCAGAGGTAGAGCGTTATGGAAACAGAACGTTAGGTGGCTTCTTAAGAATGGTTGGCGCTGAAATGCCAATGATGTCTGATCAAGTAATTTGGTCTGAGCAAAACAGATTACACATCTCTTACGATGGTGTATCTTGTTCTGCTGTAGGTGCAAACGGTGGTAACAGACTTACTATCGCTGCTGGCCAAGTGAACACTATTTTCCCTAACATGACTGTAGTAATCATGGATCCTGCTGATCCATCGTTTACTGTAAAAGCTATTGTAACAGCTACAGGAGCTAACGGTCAAGGTAATGCGGGTGGTGCTCAAAACTTTGATGTAATTCCTTATACTAGAGCTGCTGTTAACGCTGCTGCTGCTGGTACAGGTGCTGTATTAAAAGTATTTGTATACGGTTCTGAATATGGAAAAGGATCTAACGGTCCTTCTCAAGGTGCTACTGGTCAATCTATTCAGCCTCAGTTAACTACATTTAGTAATAAACCAATTATCATTAGAGACAGATATGCAGTATCTGGTTCTGATACAGCTCAAATCGGTTGGGTTGAGGTTGCTACTGAAGATGGTAACTCTGGATACTTATGGTATCTAAAAGCTGAAGGTGAAACTAGAATGAGATTCGAAGATTACTTAGAAATGGCAATGATAGAAGGTGAATTAGCAAATGGTGTTCAATCATCTGCAATCGCTGGTACAGCTGGAATGCAATTCCCTGCTGCTGCTGCTGGTGGTGCTGCTGCTAACGCTGGTTTAATAGGTACTGAAGGTTTATTCTCAGCTATTAACAACGGTGGTAACGTACTTTCTGGATACGCTGGATCTTTACAGGATTTTGATGCTGTGTTAGAAAACTTAGATACTCAAGGAGCTATTGAAGAAAACATGCTTTTCTTAGATAGAAAAACTGAGTTATTATTTGACAACATGTTAGCACAACAAAATTCTTACGGAGCTGGAGGTACATCTTACGGTGTATTTGAAAACTCTGAAGATATGGCGCTTAACTTAGGATTCTCTGGTTTCAGAAGAGGTTCATATGATTTCTACAAAACATCGTGGAAATACTTAAACGACGCTTCGACAAGAGGTGGTTCTACTAACTTTGTTAACGGTGATAACATCGATGGTGTATTAATACCAGCTGGTACTTCTACAGTATACGATCAATTACTAGGAACAAACATTAGAAGACCTTTCTTACATGTAAG